AATCCAATCTGCGTCTATTTTTTTATAAAACACACTATCTGCGTCAATACAAATCAGGCCATCATAATCATTATAATTCATAATAGCATGTGTATAGGCATAAACTTTATAACAAAATCTTACACCATCTTGCCAATAGTCTTTGATAAAATCTTTACCATCAAATCTATTTTTATTTCTTTCAACAAATGCTTTACAATCTGGTATAGCCTCCATCATACCCTCATCTTCATTATAAACAATATGAGGAAAATCCCAATTATAAGTTTTCTCAAACCTATGAGCATACTCTTTATACAATTTATTATTATATGTTGTTACGCTTAACAATTTCATAAACTTGTTCCCATTTTTTACCAACAGCCTTTGGTGTATAGTGTTCATCAATTAAAGATTGTGCATTTTTAATTTTTCTTATTACTTGTTTAGGATTATCTACCATCAATTGATAGGATTCATAAAAATGTCCTAGATACAGACAATCTGCTAAATCTTCATAACTTGGTATACCTGGATTTGTTAACACAATTCTACCTTGTTGTAAAGCGTCAATAGGTCTATTGTTACCTTTACATTGAGAGTGTCTATCATCTGTAACTGGCAATACCACAAAATCTGATTGTTCAACTAATTTACCTTGTTCATCAAAGTTCCAAGGTATTAAACTTTCATATTGTCTCGTACCTATATCTTGTAATTGTTTTCTTCTTTTAGGCATTAACCACCATCCACCATATTTTTTTGTTAGTTTATTTTTCTTAGGTGGGTGTTCAGGTTTATTTGTCATTATTTTAATTTTAGTTGTTTTAATTTTATTTAAAACATCATTAATTTCAGGCCACATCAATTTAGAATAGTTGCCATCTGAACCATAATAAAATGCGTTCATAACATCTCTTACTTCAAACTTAGGTTCTCCTCTAGGTCTTTCTGTCGGGTCAGGTATGACATAAGAATTTGCGTTAGTTTCTTCTTTTATCACTTCTCCTAATCTATGACAAGTTGTTATTACAGCATTTGCATTTGGTATTGTAAAACGCCAATGTTTAAATTGGTCAAACTTATCGTCAGCAATATCAACAATAAAATTAATTTCTTTTGATATACAATATTCAGCGTCTTCTTTACTATGTTTTTTACCTAAAACTGCAATATCACCAGGTTGTAATGAGTTAATATCATCTGTAACTCTACTATCTTTTATATTAGCTGACGGTATGGTTGCTCTTGCTCTGTATGAGTAAGGTATTCTACTGCTATCTAATTTTGGTGTAACAAATACTAACATAATAAACTATTGAATATACTTACCATCATTCTATCAAAACCTTTTTCTCTTTGTGAAGAGGTCATATTTTCTGATGGTTTATCAAAATGGTCTGAAACTGTACAAATTGATAATGCCTCTTTGTTAAATTTATTTGCAAGAGCGTATAGAATATGTGTTTCCATTTCTACTGCAAGTGTGCCTAATTTTTGTTGTTCTTTCCACCATGTTTTATTTGGATTATAAAACCAATCACTCGACATTATAGGTCCTGCCATTGCAATAGATGAATACAAAGTCATATAACTTCTTAACATATGTTCAGTTGCTGATGGACAAAATGTGCCATCTATAAAATCTTTTGTCATTGCACTATCTGTATGAGCTGTAGTAGCAGCAACAATATCACCTACATTTAAATCTTTATGAATACCACCACAACTACCAACTCTAATAATAGTTTGTACATCATAAAAATTATATAACTCATGTATGTAAATGGCATTTGAAGCCATACCCATACCACCACCTTGTACAGATACAAGTCTTTTAGTATCATTCCAATGTAGATAGCCTGTAAAACCTAAACAGTTTCTAACACCGTTTACTTGTTTTACTTCATCTAAATATGTGTCTGCAATCCATTGAGCTCTTAATGGGTCGCCAGGTAATAATACAATATCGGAGTAATCTCCCTTATTAGCTTCTATGTGTGGCGTAGTCATAAATTTCCCTCCAACTCTTCACTCTTTTGCCTTCCCAACCCTCACGATTGTATGGCCAATCCATAACTATGGTATCTAAACCGACCTCTTGTCCGTCTTTTGCATAGTCTAGTCTATCTTCTATCCATATATAATTAGTATCTGCATATGGTTTTAATATTTCTTTTTTTGGTTTTGTAAAATCACCAGCGCAATATATTTCATCAAACACATCACCAAATAGATGTTGTAAATTTATTTTTCTTAATCTGTGAGCATACTTATCTTTACCTATCATAGTAACAACATCAAATCGCCAGCCTTCTCTTGCTAACCTAGTTACATACTCTACACTATCTTTAAATGCTGGTATAAAACCTAATGCACCTGTTTGATTAAACTCATGCACCTTTTCTAATGCCTCTTCTTCAGGTATACCGTATCGTTTAGATTGATGAAAGTGGTTGTCTGTATTTGGTAATCTAAAATAACCTTGTTCTCTCATCCAGACATCAAAAGCAAATGCCCAATCTAATAGAACACCGTCACAATCAGTTATTATCTTTTTCATAATCTATCAATAATCTCCTAATTTCAGGCCATGTACCTAAATCAATATAGTTTGCAACTTCAATTACTTTACTACCAAATAATGGTGTTTGTGTGATTTCGTTTTGTGTGTGTTTCTGTTTAAGTGTAGATTTTTCCATAAAATTTATACACTCATAAAAGTTTCTTCTTCTAAATGCAAAGGCACACCAAAAAGAATTGTAATAATCAACTCTGTCTGTAGGTTTATCTTCATATTCAACTACATTACCTTCTTCATTTACATAGATTGCACCTTTTGTTTTTAAAACTTCTTTACTATCTTCTTTCTTAATTAAAAAACTAAAACCAGTTTCTTCTAATGCCTCTGTAACTAAAGTATATAAATCTTTACCTGGCTGTAACTTCATCAATGTATCTGGTAATAATACTATATTATGTTCACCAAATAAATGATAGGCACTTTTGATTGCACCTGTATATTCTTTTTCACTAGGGTTTTGAAAACAAAATGATATATTATATCTGTCTTTATACTTTGAAAGATATTTAATTAAATCTGTCTTGTCTTCATTTATAACTACAACAAACTCTACTTGGTTTCTACCATAATCTTTGAAAAAATTAAAACAATTGTCAATTAAAGCATTGTCATTATCTAATCTTAATATCTCTTTAGGGTAGGGTAGATTTAATCTTGTGCCTTTACCTGCTGATGGTAGTATAACTGTTAATTTCATATAAATTTTCTTAATGCCTCTAATTTTTTTTCATGCGACCATGTGGTAGATGTTCTAGCTGTTATCCAATATGTATAATCAGGTAAAACTGCTTCTGGTAACAAATCTTTTTCTTTAATTTGATGTTCGCACTTTTCTTGGTGTTGAGTTAAGTTTTCTATCTGCCACACATTCATAGGGTGGTCGGATTCAGGTGGATTTTTTAACATTAATATTGCTTGGTCTACAACTTTTCTTGCAGCTTCTGGTGTAAATATAGCTGCTGATACACCACCAAGACTACCTCTTTTTGGCCTTGATATTCGCCATTGGTCAACTTCTATTTTTGTAGGTAAATTCATTTCTTTTACGGGCAAACAATTGATTTGTGTTTCTAAAATGTTTTGTTGATAGAGATAAGGTAAATATAACCAACGCAATAAGTAAAAATGATTTTTGATAGGATTTTCTGGAAACCATTCTGTAATATCATTAAAGTCAATACTATTATCATAACACTTTTGTTTTTGTTTATCTGTAGGATTATGTAATGCTATATGTCTTTTTAATTCAGGATAGATTTTACTTGTTTGTTTTTCCCACAAGTCAAAATATAAATCAAAATATTTTCTATCAGCTGCACAATAAATTATCATAACCAACCTTTTGTATAAAATAACTATCTGCAATATCTGATATAGGATTACCAACTTTATCTGTATCAAATATTTTCTTCAAATCAATATTAGTATCTCTCACAAATGCCTCATACATCATGTCTTTGTCTGCGTTACCTTTACCTGTAGCACCTTTTTTAACAACGCTTGGTACAACGGTATTATATGTATAACCTTTTTCGAGAAGTCTATATTTGAGTATGCCACAATTTTCAGCGATTTGAAAAAGACCTTGGCCTTTAGAACCAAAAGAATAACCCTCAATGTAAATTTCAGGATTAACAAGTGAACCGATAATATCAAACACAAAATCAGATATGTAAGTAAATCTTTGTATAGGGTCAGTCCACTCTTTATGTTCATAACCAATTATATCCTCACTCATTTGACCAATCCACTTTTTCTTATTTGTTAGATAATAAAACATCAAGTTTCCATTATCTAAACACACAGCTGGACTTGTTAAACTATAATCAATCCCAATTGTCGTCTTCGTTTTCGTTAGTCCAGATTTCTTCTGGTTGGTCTTCTTCATTTTCTACCTCATATCCACAAAATGGGCATGTAAGAGGTTCTAAGTCTTGCTCTTCAATGTCCCATTGTACGGTATATTTAGTTTCACAGGAATTACAGTTTTTTGTTCGTTTCTCTTTACTCATTATAGTTTAAATTTTTTAAATTGGTCCTTCTTAACATCTTGTTTAATACCGCCAATAACATAACTTTCAATTTCTGTTTCTTGTGGTGCGTTTTGTAAACTTCTACTGTTTAACCAATGGTCTACCCACGGTAGAGGATTTGTTTTTTGGTCGTAAACCGGTGTTAGGCCGATTGCTTTCATTCTTCGATTGGCCATATATTCTACAAACTGGTGTAACAGTTTTTCTGATAATCCAATCATACTTCCTTGCGAAAATAGATATGTCGCCCAACGCTTCTCCTCCTGTACAGCTTCATCATACATTTTATATACTTCTTTTTCACAATCTTTCATAATAGGCATCATATCTTTATCATCACCGTTTCTCCAGTTATTAATAACTGTTTGTGACATTGCAAGGTGTTGACTTTCATCTCTTGCAATAAAAGAAATAATCTTTGCACTACCTTCAAGTAGTTTTAATTCACCAAAAGCAAATGAACAAGCAAATGATACATAAAATCTTAGGCCTTCTAAGATATTAACTGTAACCATT